AGAGCAGGCTTCAAATAACAATTCACTAGATGTTTCTGCAAATGCAAGAATTAACCAAGTGGTTTCAACAGGACAAGTTCCGGAAGTTGACTCAGATGCTATGGCTAAAATTCTTTCAGCAGGAAACGCAGATGAATTAAATCGCATCCTTGGATTAAATTAACCAACTACCAATCTAAAGGAGTAATAACTCATGGCAGATACCAACACCACAGCCCTTGCAGGCTTGGTAAAAGTTGCGTATGACCGCTATGTTGAGTTCGCTCTCCGTTCGCAACCGCTAGTTCGTAGCGTTGCAGACAAGCGACCAGCACAGCAAGCAATGCCGGGGTCAAGCGTTGTATTTTCACTTTACAATGATTTGGCAGCGGCAACTTCTGCACTATCAGAGGCAACAGACCCTGATGCAGTAGCGCTATCAGATGTATCAACCACTTCTGTAACACTTGCAGAATACGGTAATGCATCACTTGTAACTCGTAAGTTACAACTATTCTCACTATCAGATGTGGACCCAGCAGTTGCAGACATTATTGCCTTCAACATGGCTGACTCACTTGATAAGTTAGCAATGGAAACTCTCCGTCAGGGAACAAATGTTATCTATGGTGGTACTGTTACTTCAACAGCAACAGTATCATCTGCTGATACCCTAACATCTGCAAAAATCCGCCGTGCGGTAGCCAAGTTGCGTAGCAACAAGGCTGTTCCACGCCAAGGTTCTTTGTACTGGGCAGGTATTCACCCTGAGGTTTCACACGACCTTCGCGCCGAAACCGGCTCAGTCGGATGGCGCGACATCCACGCTCAAACAGACTCTGCACAGGGTAACCTATGGGCTGGAACAATCGGAACATACGAAGGTGCTTTCTTTGTAGAAACACCACGCATGTACGAAAAGGCAGAAGGTGCTAATCAGTCAACCTTCACAACTACAACCACAACAACATCTGCATCAGGTGCAACAACAATTACTGTTGCATCAACATCAGGTATTGATGTCGGTGATGGTGTAGCGATTTCTGCAACAACTGGCGCAAGCACACTTGTTTCAGCAATCAACGGTGCAGTTCTCACCCTTTCAGTAGCAACTACTGCTGCTGTAACATCAGGTGCAACTGTAACTGTTACTCCAAAGACAAATGTTTACCGCACAATTCTTTGCGGAAAGCAGGCTTTGGCAGAAGCAGTAGCACAGGAACCGGGCGTAGTTATCGGACCTGTTACTGATAAGTTAATGCGTTTCCGCCCAATCGGATGGTACGGCGTACTTGGTTTCGCCCGCTATCGTGATGATGCGTTGTTCCGCATTGAAACTTCATCTAGCATCTCTGACTAATTTCGGAGATTAGTACCGGGGTGGCGGGTGTTTAAACGCCCGCTACCCTGTTACACTAAGGAGAATTATGGCATACCAATTCACACCACCCAGCATTAAAGAAACCCCTGCTGGTGGACATACCCTTTTTGAGCGTATGGGCATAAACCGTGGGATTACTGTCCTACGAGTTAATGGTGTGTATTCATCATTTCGTTATCCAAGTCAAACTCAAACCTTGGAAGCAGATGAAGTTTATTTAGGTGGTCACATTTACGACATTGATGAACAAACAAGAACACGGCTCATAGCAGCAGGCTATGAGGAATACATAACAACGGTTTAAACATGGCATGTAGAACTGGCTGTCCAACACAAGACCATACAAATTGGGGCGAGTGTTTGAGAGCATCTAACCTAGAGTTCAGCACAGGTGATGCTAACAGCGCTAAAGGTATGACTGATAAAAAATGGAACGCTGAACTTAATGCCTATGCTGCTGCAAGAGCGCAAGGTATTCAACCTGCTGGAACTTCAATGGCAAAAATTAAAGATGCAGTTGAAAAATCTGACAAGGCTGGCAAAGCCTTTGATGCAAATACAGGGACATTTAAGGGGTAACTATGACTGCCATTGTAGGTATTCAGGGAAAGGGTTGGGCGTTAATCGCAGCCGACTCCATGACTACCTATGAGGACAAACCATACTATGCAAAAGGTGTGGATAAAGTTATCAAAAAAGGCGACTATGTATTTGGGTTTTCAGGTGATGCTATTGCAGGAAACATTGCAACTTACCTTTGGACTCCACCGAAAGTAATTAAGACAATACCAACAGATGTGTTTATGCAGACAAAAGTTCTGCCTTCCCTACGGGAAACAATGATTGAACATGGGTACAACCCTGATACAACTAAAGATAAAGATGCCGGATTTGATGCACTTATTTGTTTAAACGGAGTTATCTACGAAGTTGACCAAGATTATTTATGGTCAAGAGATGACCGTGGTTTGTATGCGGTAGGTAGTGGGGGCGATTTAGCCCTTGGTGCGCTAGCAGCAGCAGGCATGAGCAAGAACTCTATTAAGAGCGTTGAGGCTGTGGCTCGTAGAGCAATTAAGGTTTCCGCTGATTACAACATAAGTGTTGGCGGAGATGTAAAAGTCATAACACAAAGGAGTAAGTAATGTGTGCTGAGTGTGGATGCTATGGTGCTGTTGAACCTTACGGCGTAGGCGGTAGGGAAGTAAGCAGTAAACCAACAGAAGCAAGTTTAAACAAGGTCACAGTTCAACCCGGTATGTATCACAAAAACAACATGGAAATGGAGAACGAATAATGCCAATGGTAAACGGAAAGAAATTCCCATACACAGCAAAAGGTAAGGCTGCTGCTAAGAAAGCAGCCAATGCACCAAAGACACCTGCAAAGAAAGCAGCAGTTAAGCCAATGAAAAAAGCAGTTAAGTCAATGAAAAAAATGGGTGGGATGTACTAAGCATGCCTGCCAAGAAAGACCCACGACTAACAAGAGCAGGAGTATCGGGTTTTAACAAACCTAAGCGTACTCCAAGTCATCCGACTAAATCTCATGTTGTTGTGGCTAAAGAAGGCTCACAAGTAAAAACAATTCGTTTTGGACAGCAAGGCGTGACTGGTGATAAACAACCAACCGCACGCCAAGCATCCTTCAAGGCTCGTCATGCTAAGAACATTGCCAAAGGCAAAATGTCCGCAGCATACTGGGCGAATAAGGAGAAGTGGTGAAAAAGAAAAAAGCATTTTGGGATACTAAAAACCCTAATAAAAAATCTACACCTTTAACACCAGCACAGAAAGCCAAGGCTAAGGCTATGGCTAAGAGGGCTGGTCGCCCTTATCCAAATTTAGTGGATAACGCAGCAGCAAAAAGAAAGGCTAAGTAATGGCACTAGGAACAGCAGGCAGTACATTAACAGGTGAACTTAATCGCCTTGCAGGTATTACCAGCGTGGCATCTTTTAAAGCACCGCAAGGTGCTGCCAATTCCTATGCAGGCACAACAGGCTTAGGTCTTATTGCTGCCCTTAATTACAAGGCTAGTTCATCCCGACAACCAAAAGACTATAAAGGTTTAAACGCAATTTGTAATGAACTTGCTAGTACAACCGGAAAATCTGCGGTAGATGCATTGAGGTCTATTAACCTATGAGTACACTTAACCAATTAACTGAGCGTATTGATACGCTATTGCATGGCTACACGGTTAACTCCGAAGCCAGCACATGGCTAACAACTAGCGCAACAACTTCTACAACTTCCCTTACTGTTTTTGATACATCAGTAATTGGTCGTGGCTTCATACAAATCAATGATGAAATGGTGTATGTAAACACCGTTAACCCAGCATCAAGCACATTAACTCTTGCCCCTTGGGGTAGAGGACAGCGTGGTACTACCGCTGCTGCTCATGCTGCTAATGATAGAGTTACAGTTTCACCATTATTTCCACGCAATGAAATTAAACGGGCAATCAACGACACTATCAATGCCGTCTATCCTGCTATCTTTGCAACTGGACAAACAGAGTTTAATTATGTTGCTGCTAAAACAACTTATGATTTACCTGATGATGCAGAAAACATTTTAAACATTACACACTCTGTTGTTGGTCCGAGCAATGAGTGGCTTCCAGTTCGTGCATGGCAATTAGACAGACTTGCAAACCCAACAACATTTGGCACAGGCGGTAACTTAGGAAAGAGTATCAGCGTTTACTCTCCTATCGTTCCGGGGCGTAAAGTCAATGTTGTTTATTCAAAGCGCCCAACTTTATTGTCGGCAGCAACTGATGACTTTGCAACTGTTACTGGTCTGCCTTCATACGCTGAGGATGTAATCCTTTATGGCGCTTCCTTTAGGATGATTTCCTTTCTTGACCCATCTCGCCTTGGTCCGCAACACGCAGCAGCAGACTTGCTTGACTCACAACAAACTGCTCGTTCAGGCGAAACCGCAGCACGCTTCCTGTTTGGTGTTTACCAACAGCGTTTAAACGAGTGTGCGGAAAACCAACGCAGACAATTCCCAGTCCGCAGTCACTATCAAAGGTAGGTAAATAAATGGCAGCAGGAGATGCAGGCTCACCAAAACGGTACTATTCAGCAACAGCAGTAGAAACAACAATTACTGCTGCTATTCCTTCGGCATCACAAGGAGATACTTACACATCTTTTGTTGTCGCATCAACAAGCGGTTTTGCTGCAAGTTTCCCTTACACACTTCTCGTTAACCCTGATACAAACAAAGAGGAAGTAGTCACAGTCACCGCTGGTACTGGCACAACTCTACAAGTTGTTCGTGGTCAAGATAATACACAGGCAGTAGCCCACTCAGCAGGCGCAACAGTTCGCCATGCAGTATCTGCCCGCGAGTTCCGTGAATTACAAACCCACATTGCAGCCCGTGGTTTTGATGCCGACTCAGGCATTATGACTAACATTGAAACACATGTTCACGGTCTTGGTACAGGTGATGGTTCGGTAGTAGGTACTGCAAAGGCTCAAACCCTTAGCAATAAAACATTAAGCACAACCAATAATACATTTACTGGTGTTGCTACTCTTGCTGGTTCTGAAACACTTACCAATAAACTTTTAACAAGCCCAACTGTTGATGGTGATGGCATTTATTTTGAAGGCTCAACTGCTGATGGTAATGAAACAAGACTTACCGTAGTTGACCCAACCGCTGACCGTATTATTACGCTTCCAAATGTGACTGGTACTGTTGCAATTCTTGATGCTTCACAAACATTAGAAAACAAAATTTTAACAAGCAATACTTTAGGTTCTGCCCTTGCTGCTGGTGGATTTACTGTATCAGGTTTGGCTACACCTTCTGCTACATCAGATGCTGCAACTAAAGGTTATGTAGATACACAAGTTGCAAACCTTGTTGACTCAGCACCGGGAACACTAGATACTCTTAATGAACTTGCTGCTGCCTTAGGTGATGACCCTAACTATGCAACAACAATAACTAATGCTTTAGCAGCAAAACTATCGCTAAGTGGTGGCACTATGACTGGTGCTATTGCAATGAGTACAAATAAAATTACTGGTCTTGGTGACCCAACATCTGCACAAGATGCTGCTACTAAAAATTACATTGATACCATGGCAACATCTGCTGGTGCATCTGCTACTGCTGCTGCAATTAGTGCCAGCGCTGCTGCAACATCAGCCACATCCGCTGCCACATCCGCATCTAGCGCTGCTGCTTCATTTAGTGCTATTACAGGTGTTACGGGTTCAGGTCTTGTCCGCGACATGGGTGGAATTGATGAAGCCGATACCACTTCTACTACCTACATTAACATTGCAACTGTTGCTGCTGCTGCTGCGACTAGCGCATCATCCGCATCTGCAAGCCAAAGCGCTGCTGCTACATCTGCTACAAACGCTGCAACTAGCGCTACAAGCGCAGAAGCAAGTGCTACCGCTGCTGCAACTAGCGCAACATCCGCTGCTGCTAGTGCTACCGCAGCAGCCACATCAGCATCAAGCGCACAGGCATCATCTAGCGCTGCTGCAACAAGCGCAACAAGCGCAGCAACAAGTGCTACAAGCGCTGCTGCATCAGCATCCGCTGCTGCCACAAGTGCTACAAGTTCTGCTGCTAGTGCAACTCTTGCAAATGATTGGGCTACATTAACAACTGGTCCAGTCGCTGGTGGGGAGTTCTCAGCCAAGTATCATGCTCAGGCTGCTGTTACTTCCGCAACTAGCGCATCAGCATCTGCTACCGCAGCAGCAACTAGCGCGACAAGCGCTGCTGCTTCTGCTACGGCTGCTGCTACATCTGCAACATCTGCTGCTGCATCAGCCACGGCTGCTGCTACCAGCGCAACAAGTGCTGCTGCTTCGGCAACTGCTGCTGCATCCAGCGCCACACTTGCTGCCGGATACATACCCGCAATAACATCAGGAGTTAGTGGGTACTTTTTAACCAATAACGGAACTACCGCTTCTTGGGCATCACTATCAGATTGGGGAACAATCTAATGCCATTTGCATTTCAACGCCGTAGAGGTACGACTGCACAGCATGCTTCTTTCACAGGATTGCTCGCTGAACTAACAGTTGATACAGACAAAAAGACCGTAGTAGTACATGACGGTTCAACCGCAGGTGGAGTGCCACTTGCTAGAGCAGCGGGTGGAACACTTGCTGATACAGCAGTTAAAGGACTAGAGGAAAATGTAAATGTTGTTGCTTCTGCTGCAACAGGAACAATTAACCTTGAAGTAGGTACTGCTTCTATTTGGTACTACACATCAAACGCAACTGCTAATCATACACTTAACATTAGATACAGTAGCACAGTATCACTTAATACTGCTTTAGCAGTTGGTGATGCTATCACCGTAGTATGGCTCAATACCAATGGTGCAACTGCTTATTATCCAAATGTTATTCAAATTGATGGAAGCACAGTAACTCCAAAAGTTCCTGCTGCAATTACCGCAGGTAATGCTTCATCCATTGATGCGTATTCATTTACAATTATTAAAACAGCATCAGCAACATTTACAGTTCTTGAAACACAAACTAAGTTTGCTTAATAAGGAGATTTAATAATGCCAATTATAGGTTCATTAGCAGGTGCTTCCGCTAGAGGTTTGGGCGGTATGAGAACTTTTGCACCAGCAGAATTGGTTGTTGACTATCTTGTTGTTGCTGGTGGCGCTGGTGGTGGAACAACAGGTAATGGTTCGTCAGGCGGTGGTGGTGGCGGTGGTGGCGGTTTTAGAACTTCAATAGGTGGGACTCCACTTACACTTTCTTTGAATACTTCTTATACAGTTCAAGTTGGCGCTGGTGGCGCAGGACAGTCAAGCATCAACAAAGGTGGCTCAGGAGTAGATTCCATTTTTAGTACAATTACATCAACAGGTGGTGGCGGTGGTGCTTCTATTGGAGGAACTGGTTTTGGTTACCCAGTAGGCGGAGAAAATGGTGTCGCTGGTGGTTCAGGCGGTGGTGGTGCTTTTAACTTTACAACTAGCACAGCAGGAACTGGTGGAGCAGGTAACACTCCTTCAACATCACCTTCACAAGGTAATAATGGTGGTGTTGGTGTTGGTACTGCTTCTAATTACGGTACAGGCGGTGGTGGCGGTGCTGGAGGAGTAGGTGGCAACGGAACATCATCAACTGGCGGTGCTGGTGGTGCTGGAACGGCTAATTCAATTTCAGGTTCATCTGTAACTTATTCAGGCGGTGGTGGCGGTTCATCTTTCAATGGTGGAACTGGTGGCACAGGCGGAACTAACGCTGGAAATGGCGGCACAGGAAATGCTAATAACTCAACTGCTGGAACTGCTAATAGAGGCGGTGGTGGCGGTGGAAATAATAATAGTTATACAAGTTCCGCAGGCGGTTCAGGAATTGTTATAGCCCGTTACTCAGGCACAGTTCAAAAAGCAACTGGTGGAACTGTAACCACATCAGGCGGAAATACAATTCATACATTTAACTCTGACGGAACATTTATTACTGCCCTTGCTAAAGCAACTGGCGGAACAATTAGTCTTAGTGGTGGATATTGGGTTCACACATTTAATTCTGACGGAACATTTGCTCCTAGTGCAAACTTAAGTGCTGAATACTTAATTGTTGCAGGTGGTGGTGGAGGAGGTTCACGCTATGCAGGTGGTGGTGGTGGAGCAGGTGGATTGCTTTCAGGAACTACCTCTGTTACTAGTGGCACTTCATACACAATTACCGTAGGGGGCGGTGGAGCAGGTTCAGTAGGTACTTCAACTACTGTTCCTGGAACACAAGGTACAAACTCCACAGCCTTTACTTTAACCGCTACTGGTGGTGGCGGTGGAGGGCAAGGCGATACGGTTACATCTACTGCTACTACTGGAGGTTCAGGTGGTGGCGGTGGAGGCTGGGCGTATAACAACAGTCACCCCGGTGCTGCTGGCACATCTGGACAAGGTAACGCAGGCGGACAAGGTGCGGTAGTTAATGCGCCAAACGAACGCGGTGGCGGTGGTGGTGGTGGTGCAAGTGCTGCTGGTGCAAACGCAACTACAAATGGTGGCTCTAGCGGTAATGGCGGTGCAGGTGGTGCAGGAACTGCCTCAAGTATTTCAGGTTCATCTGTAACTTACGCAGGTGGCGGTGGTGGTGGTACTTCCTCAGGCACAAATGGTGCTGGCGGTGCTGGCGGCGGAGGTGCTGGAGTTAGTACTGGTACTGCAAATAATGGCACTATAAATCGTGGCGGTGGTGGTGGTGGTCAAGGCAATGCTACTTCTGGAAGCGGTGGTACTGGTGGTTCAGGTATAGTTATCGTTCGTTATCTAGCATAAGGGGAATATATGTCAAATGTAACTAAGATTAAAGAAACAAAACCAACTCAATGCTTTTCATACGAAGTAACTATGTTGGTACACATCATTGCAGATGATGAGGCAACCGCTAAATCGCAACTAGATGAAAAAGGCGGCATTGTCACTAAGCGTGATGTTAAGTTGGTAAACACAGTAACGCTTTACGGCGAAGATAAGGATAAAAAATAATGGCACATTGGGCTAAAGTAGAAAATGGAATTGTTACTCAAGTTAATGTAGTTGAGGATGATTTCTTGCAAGCAAACCCTGACCGCTACACAGGCACTTGGATTAAGACTTCATACAACACAATCGGTGGAGTTCACACTCTAGGTGGTACGCCATTAAACAAAAACTATGCAGGTATTGGATATACATGGGATGGCACAGGCTTTGCAGCCCCACAGCCATACGCATCATGGAGTCTTAACACAGAGTCATACCTATGGGAGCCACCAGTTGCTGCACCTACTGACGGCAAGCGTTACAACTGGGATGAAGCAACAACATCTTGGATTGAAGTAATTAGTAATTGATTGATTGTTTAAACTGTGGCAAGGAATTTTCTCCTGTTGCCACTAGATGGCTATGCCCTTTTTGTAAGACCAAAGCAAATTGTTGCGAAGGCGAACCCCAGTAAAGGAAGTGTTTAAATGGCAATAACAAGCCGTGCGCCCCACATTACCGAACGCCCACAGATTGACCTGTCGGGTTCCGTATCTCAATACTATGAGATTACAGGTAATGCTTTTGATGTGGCTATTGCTGGTTTGCCTTTTATTCTTGGCGTAACTGACTCTACACCTTACCGCCGACAAACCGCAGAGTTTCGTACTCAGCGCGTTGACCAAGAGCGTGACCCCGGTGAGCAGTCACTTGCTGGTTCAGGTTACTGGATTAGGTCGCAATCATCTTTGCATCTAGGTCAAGGCATTAACTATCAGGAACCACTTGAAGGCGACCCTGACCAAACCAAGTTCCGTTACAAGACTGGTGAAGGCATTGACCCTTGGACTACTGGACAAATTAAATTATTAAAGAAAGCCACGCTTACAGAAGCAGCAACTGGCAAATCTTATGTTTTTTCCACAACTGTTAATGGCGCAGACTTTCTTATTAAAGTTGCAGAGTCAGCATCTGCCACATCTCGCGTATTAAGAACTTCTACTACTGGTACTGAAACAACGCTTGTTAATAATACAGCAATAAATGAAAAAATCTTGGCTGCTGCTATGGGTGGTAACGACCTTATGATTGTTACTCCTACTAAAGTATGGCGTTATTCATTTGATGATGCCAGTCCAGCGATACATCAAGATTATGCTATTAACTCAGCAGATGCTGCTAGTGATAAAGTTGCAATTAACTATGTTAAAAGTCGTTTTGTTATTGCTTATTCTACTACTAGCGGTACAACACAATCTTATGCACTTGCAAGAAACACAGGTTCATCAATTAACTTTAGCACTTTAACTGCTATCAATGGTTCAACAACATTACCTTCGGGATTTACTTTTACCGCTGTAACTGAGTCATCTAATGCTTTCTACATTGGTGGTTATTCGGGTGATGAAGGCATGGCTTTTAAAGTTACAGTAGATAATAGTGGTGCATTATCTACAATGGTTCGTGTACTCCTTTTACCAAAGAGCGAACAGTTACTACAAATGTATGGCTATCTAGGTTCTTATGTAATGCTTGGAACAAGCCGTGGTGTGCGTGTGGCTGTTGTTGATACTGATGGCAATGTTTCTTACGGTCCACTTGTCTTTGAAGCAACTGGTGGTGTCTATGCATTTACTGCTCGTAACTCATTTGTTTGGGCTGGTGTAAACGCAGGTGTTGGTGGACAATCAGGTTTAATTCGTATCAATCTTGGTGCGCCATTGGCTAATAATGGTTATGCCTACGCAACAGACTTGGTTGCAACTAGCGTAACTGGACACATCCACTCTGTTGCAACATTTGATAATGGTCGCAAAGCATTTACCGTTGAAGGCTCAGGTCTTTGGATTGAACACTCTACTGACTTAGTTGAGTCAGGAACATTTACTACTGGACTAATTCGTTTTGATACATTAGAAAATAAAGCGTGGAAGCGACTTCGTTTGCGTACACCTGATACATTGCAAGGGGACATACAAATTGCAAGAGTTACAGAAACTGCTGCTGATGCGCTCACTACTGTTGCACAAGGCACAACCGAACAGTACGATTATGACCTTGCGGTTGTATTCCCGGATGTTTCGCCTGATGCTTCTTTCCGTTTCACCCTTTCTCGCAACAGTTCTGATGCCACTACTGGCGCTGTTATTTATGGTTATTCTGCTAAAGCGCTTCCTACTCCTACCCGCGCTCGCGTTATTCAAATTCCTTTATTTTGTTTTGATAGAGAAACCGACAAACTTGGTAACCTATTGGGTTACGAAGGCTATGCAAGAACGCGATTAAGCGCACTTGAAGCAGTTGAAGGTGTTGGCGAAACAGTCGTCATCCAAGATTTCACCGCAGGCGGAGAGCCTATTGAAGCGGTGATAGAGCAAATAACTTTTATTCGCTCAACTCCACCCAACCGTAACTTCTCAGGCTTTGGCGGTATCGTTCAAGTCGTTGCGAGAACTGTCGTCTAAGGAATAGAACAAATGACCCCTGCAAACTGGGCTGCACTAGCCGTATCTGTAATGACCCTTCTAGTTGGCTTTACTGCTGCTATTAGATTTTTGGTCAAACATTATCTAAGTGAACTTAAACCAAACGGGGGAACAAGTGTGTCTGACCGTTTAAACAGAGTTGAAAGACGAGTTGATGAAATTTATTCTTTGCTTGTTAACCGCACTAACTCTTAGTAGTTGTGCTTATGATGGCACAATAAGATACCCGTGCCAACAATTTGAAAATTGGGAAAAACCTGAGTGTAACCCCCCACAATGTGAAGCAACCGGAACATGCACTAAAGACCTACTACCCCCTGAGGTATTTACAGATGCCACGACCACGACTAACCCCTGAGGAACTGCACGCAAGACTCATAGTAAGTATTGGAATTATTTTAGCCATTGTATTTGCTGGCTCTGTATTTTCTTTACTTTATGCACTTGTGTTTGTTACTCAACCTATGAAACAAGCGCCTAATGATGCTGCGTTTATTGATTTAGTTAGTACATTGTGTGTATTTTTAACAGGTACATTAGCAGGAATTGTTAGCGCTAATGGTTTAAAATCAAGAAAAAAAGATGAGGAAATCAAGTGAATAAACTAGCAAAGAAAGCAACACCAGCAGCACTTGCAGTATTGCGCCAAGCAACTGCTATTGCACCAAAGCGCAAAAAGTTATCTGATGGATTACTTCCTTCTGCTGCTCACATAAAGCAAAGCCCAACTAGCGACCACAATACTGGTTACGCTGTTGACTTAACACATGACCCTGATAATGGGATTGATTGTGCAGAGATTTTTCAAAAACTAAAAACAGACAGTCGTGTGAAATACCTAATCTTTAACAAAAAGATTTGGTCTAAAGAGAAAGCCAAGTTAGGTGACCGCAAGTACACAGGCTCAAATCCACACACGAAACACTTGCACATTTCCATCAATGATGGATACGGTGATGATGTCCGCCCATGGTTCCCATGGATGGCAGCACCTAAGTTAGTAAACCAAATAAAAGCAACCATTGCGGTTGTCCCCCAAAAGAAGGTGGTAATAAATGAACCAAAAGTTAGCAGCAATACTAGGCAGTTATGCGCGTGCAGCGGTTGCTGCTGTTCTCGCCCTGTATCTAGCAGGAACTACTGACCTAAAAACATTGGGCTTAGCAGCACTAACAGGTGTAGCAGGACCATTGCTAAAAGCGCTTGACTCATCCGACACAAATTTCGGCAGAGGCGCAGAGTAATCTAATCGTTTAAACATAAGAAAACCCCGCTTTCACTTCGTACACTTCCCCTGTGTACGCTGTGATTGCGGGGCTTTTTTTGTTTTATTAACTTGTCCGATTATCAGTTGAGTAAAAACCGCTAGCGTTAAACTTAACTGATGGGACAGACCATACCCTACTCATCTGCTGCCCGCAACAGTTAGGTGCGCTAACTTCATTATGTATAGAAAATTCTGTTTCATACTGGATGCCACATTGTTCACATTTAAATTCATAAATCGCCACTTGTTGGTTCCTTATCAGCAGGGGTAGGCGCTGTTAATTTTGTGCCACAATTTGCACACTCAGCATCAGTAAACCATACCGCTATTTCATAATCAATAAAAATACATTTAACATTTAATACTTCACAACCACAGATACAACTATGGCTTGGCTCGCCACGCAAGTCGCCGAAGGATTTGCCGTAGTCAGGCTTCCACTCGCCAACTGGCGTTGGCTCAGGCATACTTATCCTTACGCTGCACGAACAGCAGTCTAATTACATTTGTGTAATTTTGCTTGTACCGACACGGCGTGTCGCCGAATAGGAGAGAGATTGCACCTGTATCCTAGCGGAGAAATCAACTACACATAGAAAGGACTGGATAATTGACCCTAGAAATAAAGACAGGGAAATCCTATGTTAGCCATAGTGGTATTTCAACTTGGCTAAACTGCGGGTGGCAATTCTATCTATCCCGAATACAAAAAGTTCCTGAGAACCCATCCTACTGGTTAGTAGGTGGTTCGTCTGTACACGAAGCAACAGAAGTTTATGATGCCACGGGTACGGAGAACTTTAACTCAACCATTGCTTTTAACGAAGCATGGAAACGCAACTATGAAAGAAGCGACAACGGCATGCAGTTCCGTGCTGGTGGGCGCTCTACTAAAGCGTATCCAAATGGTGAGGATGCAACTTGGTGGTTAACCGAAGGACCTAAAATGGTTGACCGCTGGGTACAGTTCCGCAATGACTCAGGTTATCAACTGTTTAAACTACCTGATGGTCGCCCTGCCATTGAGATTGAGATGAACCAAGATGTTCGTGGAGTGCCAGTAAAGGCAGTCCTTGACCGCTTGTTTGTTAATCCTGATGGGGAACTAATTATTGTGGACATCAAAACAGGAAGCAGAGAACCAGCAAGCAAAACTCAAATGGGTATCTATTCAATTATGGTAGAGAAAACATTTGGTGTGCGCCCAGTTGGTGGTGCTTATTGGATGTCCCGCACAGGTGAACTGACGGAAACGGTAAACCTAGATAATTTCACAGAAGCACGCCTAGGCTCATGGGTTAAAAACTTTGAGAAGGCAGTAATGAACGACATCTACATACCAGCACCCGGATTTATGTGCGGTACATGCGGTGTAAACGCTGCATGCTATGTCGTAAACGGCAAGGACTCACACAAATACCCCGAACTAACAGAAGGAGAAACAAGTGATGAGTAATGAAGCACCATACCAAGTGAACTTAAAGACACCAAAAGGTTCACTACTCAATCTCAGAGCATGGGATGAGCAACAGTTAGACACAATCCTTGATGGATTGGAAGTGCGTATGCAACGCATTTTACAACTAGAAAACACGGTTGATGAGTTACACAAACTTAACAACAACCCTGCTGCACAAGCAATTCAAACTCTACAAAATGCTGGATTTAATCCACAGGTTGTAGCACCACCAGCACCAAATCCTATTGATACATGGGGACCAAATACTATTGGTCAACAAAGTACACAGCCAGCACAAAATGCAGCAGGTTGCGATTGTGGTATGGCTATGCGTTTTGTACCTGCTGGTATTAGTAAGGCAGGTAAGCCATACAAGGCGTTCTATGCATGTCCTAAACCTAGGGAACAAGCATGCAATAAGAAGGTCGCTGGCTAACAATGAGATTACTTAGCCGTGCCATAAAGACTGCTTCACAGGGCGGGGCAACAATCCCTGCCGTGTGGCAGTCCTTAGCATCACAACAGATAATGTTTAGACACGGTGAAGTATCAATGATTGCTGGTCCGCCGGGGGCAGGTAAAAGTACTTTGGCTTTATCGTTAGCCGTGCAAGCAAAAGTACCTACCCTGTACATCTCGGCGGACACGCACTCACACACCATGTCCCTTCGTATGCTTGCAATGCTTACGGGTAAACCACAAGGTGAAGTTGAACCTTTAATGGAAAACGATAGAGATTGGGCAGCACAAATGTTAAAGCCTGCCGACCATGTGATGTGGGAATTTGATAGCGCACCAAGTTTAAAAGACATTGAGGACTCAGTACTTGCAGCCCGTGAAAGGCTTGGTGATGATGTTCGTTTAATCATCCTTGATAATGCTGTTGATGTAACCCTTGAAGGTCAAGATGAGTGGGGTGGTTTGCGTACATTGATGCGTGAACTTAAATGGTGGGCTAGAGAAACAGGCGCAGCCGTTGTTGTGTGCCACCATACAAGCGAAGGTGTACAAGGTAATCCTTGTCCACCACGACACTCTTTGCATGGCAAGGTAGCGCAGACTCCAAGTTTGATACTTACAGTACACAGCCAACAAGGTGTGATGGGTGTGTGTGCAGTTAAAAATCGTTATGGTCCAGCAGATGCTACTGGTGGTACACCTATTTGGTTATCTTATGAACCAGCAAGCATGCAGATTTCAGACCTACAACAGCATCAAGTACAGATAGGACAACCGCAACTGTTATGAGCGAGGAAAGTTTAAACGATAAGTTTGCACCTAAGTTAAAAGTTTCACAAGAGTTGTTAAGGCAGATGATTGATAATGCACCTATCTCTGATGAAATGCGTGAAAAGATTTCTACCCAACTACCAATGATTGCGGATAGTTTAGATGAAGCAACTCGTAGAATTTATGACCCACAAAAGATTTGGTTTGAGTCTATTCAATACGCAGATTATGTTGACCAACTATCAGAACACCTAAGAGATGCGGTTATTGATGGGCATGATGATGGTTGCAAGATGGAGATAGCCGTTGGATTACATACTATGTCTTGTATTTGGAAAGCCATGGCAGAAAATGCTATGACTATGTTAGATGATTTAAAAATTAAAGCAGAGATGTTTGACTTTGATGAAATAATTATTGGGATTGAGGATAAAGATGCACAGTAAAAATGAAACATTATCTATTGGTTGGTGTGATAATGGTATGTCTGACGGTAAGTTTACCGAAGGACTTGTTTACACAATTATTATGGGTCAAGACCCTAAGAACATACAAGTGCATAATGCTATCCGAGTTCAAGGTAATCAGATTGGCAGGCAACGCCAAAGTCTATTTGACCTATGGGCTGACCAAGTAAAGACCGATTGGTTGTTATGGGTTGACTCAGACATTGTGCTTAATCAAGATGTGTTAAAGAAATTATGGGATACAGCAGATAAGTTAACACGCCCAGTTGTTACTGGTGTTTACTTTATCTCAAAAGAAAATGAACAAGCATTGATGCAACCTATGCCATGTGTCTTTAATGAAACTGGTAATGAGTTTACTATTAACTACATACATCCTTTGCCTGAAAATGAAATCATTAAAGTTGATTGTGCTGGCATGGGATTAGCCTTAATGCATAAGAGTGTTGTTCCTAGATTACGAGAAGTTTGTCCTGACTATTCTTTGTTTGCAGAGAAGGAAGGTTTAAACAATCAGTTTGTAAGTGAGGACATTGTGTTCTTTAGATACTTAAAGAAAGCAGGTGTACCTGTTCATGCTCATACTGGCGCTCGCGTTAAACACATGAAGCGTTTTAGTTTAGATGAAAATTATTACAAGTTGTATTGGGGTTCTGTCTATGAAGCCGAAGCAAGAAAGGCAAAAGCAAATGAACAACCAAGCGAACAAGCGTAGAGGCGCAGCCTTTGAAATAGAACTAGCCGACTGGTTTATGACTCAGGGTTTAAACGCACAGCGTTTACCCCGTGCTGGTAGAAACGACATAGGGGATGTGTTCTTGCCTACGGCAAATGACTTCTATGTTGTTGAAGCCAAAGCCCCAAGGCGGGATGGGCGTATTGACCTAAGTGGGTGGCTACGAGAAGCCTACATTGAGGCAGAGAACTATCGGATTGCCAAGAAGTTGGCGTTAGCACCCAACCCATTGGTCATCATAAAGGCTGCAAATAAGGGTATTGGAGATGCTTATGTGGTACAGAAACTAAGTGATGCCCTTGCAAAACTCTGATAAAAAGCACGACATAGTACCTGTACTGGAACATTACGGGTTTCAAATACCTGTACGACATGGGTGGATTACGGTGCGGTGCGCCTTCCATGGTGATAGAGTTAAGTCAGCGCGTTTAAACATAGACAACGGTGGGTTCAGATGCTTTGGCTGCGACATGGCTGGGGATGTGTACTCAATCATAATGAAAAAAGAAGGAGTTGTATTTCGTGAGGCTATCAAAATCGCAGAGAGAATTACTGGAGTCAGCGAGTCAGAAGTACGCGGAAAACCTAGAACAAGTGATGCCTTACCTGAGTCAGAGAGGTATCACCGAACAGACGGCGCGTATGTTCCGCCTAGGCTTCGTAAGTGAACCTGAGATTGGTCACGAACCATACTCTAATAAATTATCAATACCTTATCTAACTCCAACAGGAGTTGTGGACATCCGCTTCCGTAGTTTAAACGGTGATGGACCGAAGTATTTATCAAGACCGGGGGCTAGTACACACATCTACAACATTGCTGCTCTATTCCAAGAGAGTGATTTATTAGTTGTATGTGAAGGTGAGATAGACACAATGATTGCTACACAAGCAGGCTTTAGTGCTGTCGGACTTCCGGGGGCTAATAATTGGAAACCATTTTATGGCAGAGTGTTAGCAGATTGGTCAAAGATTTTATTGTTTTGTGATGGTGATAATGCTGGTCGTGAGATGGCAAAGAGTTTATCCCGTGAACTAGACAATGTATTTCCCGTGTTCATGCCTGAGGGGTGTGATGTAAATGATGTGTTCTTAACTGAGGGCGCTGACGGGCTACGAAAACGAGCAGGAGTTTAAACACATGATTAAAAAAATCGTGGTACTGAGTGACTATCAAGTACCGTTTCAAGATAGAAAAGCAGTCGCTTTACTCCACGATTTCATTTGGGATTACAAACCTAATGAACTGTGGATAGTGGGAGATTGGATTGACCAACCTGAACCTAGCCGTTGGTCAAGGGGTAATGCTGGTGAGTATGCAAAAACTTTACAAGGTTCGGTTAATGAAGCAACAGATTTATTAGCAGACCTACGCCACATTATGGGTCGCAGACCTATTCATTTTAAGACTGGCAACCACGACATAAGAGTTGAGAAGTATGTGTCGCAATTTGCACCAGCACTTCGTAGTCTTAGTAGTTTAACCATAGAGGAAATGCTTGACCTTGACCGTTTAAACATTACATTGCACCGTAAGCCGGTAGAACTAGCGCCAAATTGGATACTAGCCCATGGGGATGAAGGTGCTATGAGTCGTATTGCGGGCGGAACTGCAATGAATTTAGCAAAACGCTATGGCAAAAGTGTCGTCTGTGGACACACGCACCGTTTGGGTTTACAAGCGTTTACTACATCACTTAATGGAAAAGTTACTGAACAGTTGTATGGTTTTGAAGTAGGAAACATGATGCGTTTAAACGCTGCCCATTATGTGGGTGGCTCTGCTAACTGGCAACAAGGCTTTGGTTTATTAACAGTTAAAGACCGTCAAGTATTTCCTACTCCTGTGTATCTACACAAGGGTCAATTCATAGTTAATAACAAACACTATGCCTGATTTTTTGGAACCTATCCGTCAGGTGGGCGGTGACGGCAGACGGGAAACTGCTGCCGTTCACGCTTTATCTAGGCTCTATCCAAACTGGCGCTTTTATCCTACGCCTAGGTTTTACTTTACTGACTTCCATTTAACTTGGTTGCATGATAACGGTAGAGAAAATTATTTAGGCGACATAGAAATTAAGTGGCTGTCCATAGATAGCAGTAAGTCAGCAATCTTTCCATTTAATAAGTTGCAACAGATGCTGATTAGCCCGCCATACCTAGACAATCCTGATACCTTTCACCGCATTTGTTTTAGATTTACTGACGGAACTTTATTGATACCAGTTAAAGAACTAGGTGGATTGATGCCTGAGTTTAATGTTCGCCACGACACAAACGAGCGTGACCTTGTGGTCAGAGTTAGTGCTATGATGTTTAAACAGTACTGGATTGATTTAATAATAAAGGAGTAAGTGTGGAATTGCAGGATGTTGAGAAGTCCCCATTGTGGGATACGGTTTACAAGTTGGCACGCACCGCATCAAGGTACTCAGCCAAGATAAACCGTAATGCTGTGCCTGTTGAGGACATCTTTCAACATCTAATTGTTTGGGCTTTATCCCATTGGCACAAGATTGATGAGTGGAACGAACAACAATCTTTAGCGTTTAAACTGCGCCGCACCTATGCTAATGAAGCGCAGAAGTTTGTTACGAAAGAGCGTGCTTACAAGTCCCGTGTATCTACAAGTGATTACTTTTATTACACACCTGAAATCTTGCATCAATTATTACGAGATGTATGGGACTATGAAGGCTGGTTGGATACGCCTGATTTGAGTAGTGAGTTCGTCAGTAAGACATCTAAGGTTAACGAAGGTAACAGTAGGATTGCTTTGCTATCGGATGTAGCCAATGGATTGCGTGGTTTAAACGAGCAAGATAAGAACCTTCTCCGGCAACGATACGCTAATGGTGGCATGGACTTTGATGTGTTAGCCGTTGTGTATGAGATGACCGAGGAAGCATTGCGTAAGCGGGTGCATAGGGCTATCAAGAAACTTCAAGATAGACTGGGTGGAGAGCCACCTATTTGGTCAAACCGTAGGAGAATAGTCAGGTCAAACGCTCAGGCAAGAGCAGAAACACAGAGGCAAGAGTGAAAGACTTTGG